ATACCCGAAAAAATAAAATGAAAAACAAGCTAAATAATTTTTATTTCAAATCAAAGTCAGGAATTGACGGAATGAAAAAAGATTCTATTTTTTTAATAAAGGAAATACCGAATTACGGAAATGTCAAAGTTTATTATTTTGACGGAATTTTAGAAAGGTTTTTCTTTATGTTTAAAACTGAATTAGAAACAAGAATACAAAACAAAGATTTTATTAATTTATAAAAACCAAAAAAATGAAAACTACAGAAAACAAAGGTAAAATTTTCAGCGTTCGTTTTGTAAAGAAAGACGGCACGACGCGCCAAATGAAATGCAGAACAGGTGTAATTTCTAAACTCAAAGGCGGTGAATTAAAATACGATGCAACAGCCAAAGGCTTAAAAGTCGTTTTTGATTTAACTTGCAACGCTTACAGAATGATAAACGAAAACACCGTTTACGAATTACGAATAAAAGGTAAAACGTATTTAGGAGAAAAAGCAAAACAAATTTTAGCAACTTTATAATATTATGGACTTATCAGAGATAAATTACGAATCGATAGAATACAACGGCAAAGAGATTATTTACGCTTGTTATTTAAGCGGCAAAGAATTAAACAAATACGAATTAGGAATTTTAGAAGATTTATTATGCAACATGGCGATTTAGTTTTATGCGTTTGCGATTATTCAAAGTTTGTGAATAAATACGATTTAAACGTAAATTATCCAGAGCCGGGCAAATATTACACAATAAGAGAAAGTAAAAAAATATCTAACGGACAAAATTTAGTAACACTCGAGGAAATAGAAAACGATAAAGTTTTAACAATTAACGGCAAAGAAGAGGAATTATGCTTCGAGGGCCTTTGCTTTGTAAAGATGCAGACCCCCGACATTTCAGAATTAACAAACTTACTAAAATGAAAACGATACAAATAAGAGGCTACAAAAAGCCACAGAAAAACACAAAATTGCTAATCGATTATAGCTTTACGCCAACAGAATTGGCAAGAATGAAATATAATCAACTTTTTGAACAACAAATAATGTTTAAGGCTGAAAAAACCGACAAACTGAAACAATTTTTGGATAAAATGAATAAATTTTTGGATAAATAATCAATTTTTTGAACAAACAAACAAAGCAAATGAAAATTACAAAAGAAGAAGGCGAACGAATTAGAAAATCTTTGGCCAAAATGAAAATCTTAAATCGCTTAATGGATTTTGAGTACAACATGGAAATGCCAGATTTAGGAAAATCGAGTTTAGTTAGAAATCACGTCGCAAAATTGCGAACTTCAATTCAGCAAATCGAAATTAATTTAAACCACGTTATTAGAACAAGTGAAGCGGCTGTATTAGATGAGTTCTGCGGCGAGTTATTAGACAGCTTAACAGTTTTAGCCATGATGGATTTTGAGTCGCTTAAACAGTTTAATAATGACCTTAAAGAGTTTTTAAAAGAGCAGGAAGGAGAAAAAGAAAATGAGGCTTAGCGATTACAGAAAAAATAGAGGATTAACTCAGGGCGAAGTAGCCAAAAGAATGGGCGTAACTCAAGTTTATGTTAGCTTGATTGAATCAAGACAAAACCCAACTTTAAAAACCCTTCGGGCTTACTTTAATGCAATGGGATATAAATTAGACTTAGAACCTAAATTCGTGGGCTATACCGCCCTCCTTAAAAAACAAGACAGATGAAAATTAACCTAAACAAAACAAGAACGCTATTTATCTTTTTATTTATAAAGCCAGACAAATTTCTAAACTGGTTCTATTTTCGGGTAAATACAACAAATCATTTCTCAAAATTCGGGTTTTCTATTGAGCTTGATTTACTAAAACTGATACATTTTTCAGCGTTTACAGAAAACAGCGAAGACCCACATCAATTCATTTAACTTATCAACAAATTTAACTTAAACTTAAAAATTAAAACAATGGACGAAAATTTAGCAAAATTAATCGAGAATCAACAAAACGAAATCTTGTCTTTGGAGCAAGAACTTGCAGAAAAAGCAGAAATTATCAAGAAATTAGTAAATATTATTAACGAACAAGAGGAAATTATCAACAAAAATTCGTAAATTAGTGTTATGAAAAATTTAATAGCGAAAATGGTGAAAATTCAAAGTGAATTAAAAGCACCAAAAAACCAAACCAATGCGTTTGGAAAGTACAAGTACAGAAGTTGCGAGGATATTATCGAGGCGGTAAAGCCTTTATTATCTCGTGAGGGTTTGTACATGAGTATTTCAGATGAAATCATTTGTAAAGGCGAAGGACAAAGCGCTCGTTTCTATGTGGAGGCAACTGTTACCGTAACAGACGGAGAGAACACAATCCAAACAAAGGCAAGTGCGAGAGAAAGTTTTGACAAAAAAGGGATGGACGACAGCCAAATTACCGGAGCGACAGGCAGTTATGCTCGAAAATATGCGCTTAATGGCCTTTTCGGAATAGATGACCAAAAAGATGCAGATGCGACCAATACTCACGGCAAGGATGCCCCCCAGCAAGGTTTTAAACCGTCTACTAATTTTAACTTTTAATCATGGAAACTAAAAACGTAGTTAATTGGTTACTGCTTATATCTACTTTCTTAGTAGCTGGCAAAGCCTTAAAACTATTGGATATTTCTTGGATAGTTGCTTTTGGGCCTGTTGCTTTATTAACAGCATCTTATCTATTCGTGTTTATGTTTTCTTTTATCTATCTGTATAAAACAGTTTTCAAAAACAACGACGAAGATGGAAAAAAAGATTGAGCATGGAACTGAAGATTGGCACAGAGCAAGAAGCGGAAAATTCACTCCGAGTGAGCTTTATCGTTTAATGACTGAACCGAGAACCAAAACTGAAAAACTTTCCGAAGGAGCAAAAACTTATGTAAAAGAAAAGATAGCTGAAACCTTAACGGTAGATATTAGCAATGATAAAATGTTTCATGGCAATAATGCAACCGAATGGGGAAACTCTTATGAAGGTGAAGCTATTGAAGTATTTTCCGATATGTTAAACAAAGAAATTGTAAACGTAGGATTTATAAATTATGATGACAACTTTGGCGGAACGCCTGACGGAATTTCTCACGATAAGTTATTTGGTATTGAGGTTAAGTGTCCTTATAACGCATCTATTCACTTGGATAATCTGCTTCTCGATTCATTGGCTTTTAAAAAGGAGCGCAAAGAGTATTATTGGCAGATTCAGGGCTACTCGTTAATTACTGGAATAGAGAACTGGTATTTTGTGAGCTATGACCCCCGCCAAATTGATTATAAGCTGAAAATTATACCGATTAAAAGAAACGAAGACGACATCAGATTAATCAAAGAAAAACTGCAAATTGCAGCGAATTACAAACAAGAATTATTAACTAAACTAAAAATGTAAATGGGTAAAATCAAAAAGTTTCTAAAAGAAGGAGCATGGACAATTTATTTAGGCGGTAGCTTATCAATGATAGATTTATACTGCTTGGACTGGAAATGGTGGGCAATTATACTCCCCACTATAATTTTAAATGTAATTTTTAACAACAATAACAATAAATAAAATGAGCGACAAAAAACAAACACAGTATTGCGGAAGCGCAAAAGAGTTAGGAGATTCTTTATTAATCGACCTTAACCTAAATCAGCTAAAAGATATTTTATCAAAGGCTGAAAACGCACAATTTAGAACATCTTACACAACCAAAGACGGAACTGTAAACGAGGTGTTAAAATTAAAAGCAGTTAAACGTAAAGAAGCACAGGGTTTTTCAACTCACTTCTTATGCTTAAATGATTATGTTAAAGGAGAAGCGAAACAAGACCTCCCTTTCTAAGAAGCAGTTTCCAGTAGATTACAGATGGGATTTAGCATTTGAGTCTATTAAGGAACTAACAGGAGCAACCCCGAACGCACTAAGACGTGCTAGTAGGGTAACTCCTTTACCTGCCTCACGAATGATTGTTGCCTATGTAATGTATAAGGAACTCTATATGACTCCTGAATATATTTCGAAGCAACTAAACAAAGATAGAACGGCTACTTATTATTATATTAGGACAATGGATGAATACAAAGACATCACCCCATATAAAGAATATTACGAGGCGTTTAGAGAATTGTTTTACAGGAAGATAACTACGCTTGGATATGTTTGCACTTGTTGTGGAGCATTAGAACCAGCAATAAAAGGAGATAAATACTTAAAACCAAACACAAATGAAAACCATTAATTTAAGAAAAGAAGAACTCGATAGACTTGCTGATGCTTGTTGCAGAGTATTTGAGATTGACATAGACGATTTTTATAGTGAAGATAGACGTAGAAAAGTTGCAGATGCGAGAAAGGCTTACTTCCATATCATTAAAAACTTTTACGAGATTAACGAACTCGAGATAAGCCAGTCAATACCATTTTTGCGCCATAGAACGACGATTATGTTTGCAGTTGATTCAGCGGATGACTTGTTGAAAGTAGATAGATTTTTTGAGGGTAAATACTCAGCAATTTATGAGATATTCTCTAAAAGAAATTATGAGAGAAGTGTTAATATAGGTCGTAAACTTATTAAGCAAAAAAATAGATAATGGAAGGATTTTACTATACTATCCCCTCCGATATTTTTTACAATAAGAACTTGTCGGATAAGGCCAAATTGCTTTTCGGTTTGGTGGCTAACTTTTGCAATAAGTATGGTAAATGCTATGTAAGTAATAAGTATTTAGGAGAGGTTTTAGATAGGTCTGAAGGCACTATTTCTCGGCTTGTTAATGAGCTTGTAGAAGCTGGTTATTTGAAGTCTGTAGTAGATAAAAATGATGCCAATAAACGCACTTTGACCCTATACTCAAAAATGATTATACCTATACCCAAAAATGACTATACCTATACTCAAAAACGAGAAGATAATAATACTATATATAATAATAATAAACTTAATATATTCAAAGAGGTTATTTCTTACTTAAACGAGAAGGCAAATACAAAGTTTAAAGACGGCAATAAGGCGAACCAAAGAATGATTAGTGGAAGACTTGATGAAGGCCATACATTAGAAGACTTTAAAACAGTTATTGATAATATGGTAGCTAAATGGAAAGGAACAGAATGGGAACAATATCTTAGACCACAAACTCTTTTTCAAGCAAGTAAATTCGAAAATTATCTTAACTTTACAAAACCGGAAACAAAGCCAAACAAAATTGTGATATGATAACCGTTGGAGATTACAATACCTATCCCCCATTAAAATTTAGAAATCTTGATAGGGAGAAAGTTGCAGAGATACTTGAGTCATATACAAACGAAGGTATAACAGCAATGGAATTATCAAAAAGATACGGAGTGCATCACGAGAATATTTCTTGGATAATCACAAAGTATCTACTACCAACAAAAGCAGAAGAAACACGAACACTACTATTAACATCAAAAGTATAACCACAAATGAAACCAGTCAAACAATTACCACAAGCCATAGAGATAGAAGATGCTATCTTGGGAATATTACTTGACCAACCTAAAGCACTTCATTCGGTAATTTCTAAATTGCCAGTAGATGCTTTTTATTCTCACAAGAACCAAGTAATTTACAACGCTATTAGCGAACAATTTTCAGCATCACGCCCTACCGACTTAATTTCTATCAATTCAAAGTTACAGGCAGAAAATAAATTAGAATCTATTGGCGGAATAACAGCACTAATGGATTTAACAAATGGAGTGGTTAATACAGCATCACTTGATTACTATTGCGAAGTAGTTAGCGAAACCTACAAGAGAAGACTTGGAATTGTAAAGGCGACCGAACTTGTAGATAAACTTTATGGTGGAGATGAGATGGTAGATAACCTATCTTTGGCAAATGAGCTTACTCTAAGCCTGTCTAACGAAACATCTAACGTAGGTGGCATACACATATCAAATTCTTTAATAGAGTTGATTAGAGAGCAGGAAATGGAGCTAAGCGGAGAATTTAGTGGATGTAAAAGTGGATTTAAGGATTTGGATAAGCAGATATTAGGATTTAAGAATCAGCAGGTTGTAATTGTAGCTGGTAGGCCGGGCATGGGTAAGACTACATTCGGAATTAATGTTGCCTATCGACTTGCAAAGCATTATAGTACCCCAGTAGGTTTTTTCAGCTTAGAGATGAGCCATACCGAACTAACTAAAAAGTTTGCAGCTATCGAAGCCCAAATATCTAACTCAAGAATAAATGAATTAGACGAGCAAAAGCTACACGAGTATTTTAGAAAGGCACAAGCTATTGGAACACTACCAATTCATATCGACGATAAGCCAAACGCATCTATTGATGACATCAGAGCAAGGGCAATTACAATGAAACGTCGTCATGATATTAAACTACTTGTTATCGACTATATTCAGCTTATAAACGTAGGTAAAAATAAAGGAAATAGAGAGCAGGAGATTTCTGAGATTAGCCGTAAGATAAAGTTACTTGCAAAGGAGTTAAACATTCCAATTATTGCTATTGCACAACTATCACGACAGGTTGAATCAGCAGACCCTAAAATACCTTTCCTACATCACTTAAGAGAGTCAGGTAGTATTGAACAAGATGCTGATATGGTATTGATGCTATGGAGAGCAGAGTATTACGACTACCCCGAGTTTGAGTTTGATAGCAGAATGGAAGATAGTAAAGGAAAGTGTGTGTGCTTTGTACGCAAGAATAGAAATGGTGAAACAGGAAGAGTATTATTTAGAAATAATTTAGCTCTGTCTTCATTCTACGACATCAATGTTGATAACTTTATACCACCAAATTTAGATTTTTAATTATATTAGTAAAAAATTAGTTATGGAACAAGAAAAAGCAATTCAGATTTTAATCGAAGTGGCCTTAGTAGCCCAGTCAAAAGGAGTTTTATCTTTGGATGATGCAGTCATAGTAAAAGAGGCTATTGATACATTTAAGCCTAAGCAAGAGGATGACGTTCAAGAGGGAGAATTATAACGTACAAATACTTGAGGAGCTTAGGGAATATCTACTAAGAAACCCCTCCATTAGATTTTGTCAGGCTCTATACAATTTAAAGATAGTTGACAAGCAAGATAGATTCTATGAGGAATCAAGTAAAACGTTAGCGAGAGTTAGATTTACCTTAGAGGACGATGAAGAGGAGTTCATATAACAATATAGAAGAACTTATTGGAAGCGTTTGGAAGTTCTCTTGGTCGATAGGAGATGAGGTTAAGCTTGTTAAAGTCGATAAGGCTAAAAGCAAGTTAACTGGGAAGGTTTTAACATTCCAACATCTAACATTAGATAAACCAGATTTTGAAACAAATGAAGCCTACTTCGAAAAAGATTTTTTAGTTTGGGCAGAAAGGATAAAATGAAAGTATTAGAAGCATTGGCAGACGAGATAAAAAGACAGAAAAAGATTGATGCCCTCATGAAATTAAAGGCACAAAAAGAGTTGGAATTAAAAGAAATTAGGACAGCACTTAGATTAACAATTTACAAGAAATGACAATTACTCACGACGACGAAATGACAAAGAAAAATTATAGTCAAGTATCTCCTTTTAAGGTTACGGATGATATAAAGTGGTGGGAGAAAAACGCAAGTGTATCTGCATTGGTAACCGAAGAAGACATAAAAGAAACTCTTTTTAATAAACGAGGTAATAGACAATTTGATACCGGCAGCCAACGTGATGACGATACTAATAAGCCATTACCAAGCCATTTAGACGCCTATGTTCGCCTTAGATATGGTTATCTATTACGTCAAGGTGCAAACCATTACGAGAAAGGAAACTGGAGGAAAGGTCAACCAACTGAAACAGCATTGGAAAGCCTCCATCGTCATTTAGCAAAGTTTGAGATTAACCTCTATAATGGAGTTGAGCAAGACGAAGACCACCTATCGGCAATTATCTTTAATGTGATGTTGATTATGAAGAATGAAGAGAAGGAAGGAATACTTGTTGATAACTATTATAAGAAAGTATAGTTTGTGTTAGTTATATTTGAGTGTGGTTATCGCCCGACAGTTTGATTGGTTTTCTGAAGGGTAAAGATTGGGGGCATTACGCCCCCTTTCTCGTTTTACACCTCCGCAATTTCTATAATTAACCTATCTTCGCCTTCCTCGTAGCAATAGGTCAATTCCTTAACATACCTGACATTATCATCTACAAACATTTGGCCCTTTGCCAAGTCTAAGAAGCATTTAGCCCATAAACCACATTTGTTATCTAAATCCCAATTCTTTAGATTACGACGATATATAAGTTTTATTTTAACCGGCTTTTCTATAAGCCCTATCTTTGCAAGCTCAGGGCACCAAAGAAACTCTTTAAGCTCCTGTACAATCTTCTGACGAACAGAATAATGGATGCCAGCATAAATAGCATTGTACCCAAGATAAATCTTCCTCTTTTTGACCTTGCCAACCTCAATAAAAGTAGGAGGGTTATCATATACTAGCTGAATCATTTTCGTATGCTTAGAGCGTCTATAATAGCGTCTATTTCATCCATTATCTTAATCTGAATGGCATACTTCTGCGGAGCATTACTTTCCTCTAAAAGATTGTGTAGTTCACCAAGCGTAAGCATATACTCAGCCAAGTCGCCAAATGTAAGCCTATCTTGTTGCTCCTGATTATGCTCTTTTATAGCCATTATAGTTTAGCTAATTGGAAGTGCATACCGTCTTTACGTTTCCATATACCACCCCAGTCAAATCCAGCATCTGTAAAGCATTTAACGAACCCTGCTGAAAGTTTAGGCTCTACATTCAATCCGTTTTCAAATGCGTTTAAATCAACTGCAATACCCCAAGAATGAAGGCTCATACTTGTTAGCCCACGCATCTTACGAATATTGAAACAACCATCCCAAGTTTTTAATTCCTTAACGTGTCCAGTTTTAATCAAATTTGTAAATGCTTGCTCTAATGGCTTAACCATATCCTTGTTGCAGTATATCCTTTTAGGAATTACACCAATTTCTAAGTGTGCTGGAACATCCCAAAGAGTCATATAGCTATTCTTCTCTGCTGGCTGTCCGTACTTTTTTAAAGCGTCTTTTGAGTAAATCATATTATATCCATTCTATTTTACTTCCTAAATCCATTGGTATAAATAAAGCAATTTTGCCATCTATAACAATACCACAACCCAAAGTAGGTTTTTTACTATATACCTTGCCATAAGCCATAGCATAAGCATCTACATCAACCCCACAGCCTACATTCATACCAAATATCATATCTCTATCTGAAGCTGAGTACATTACACCTCCAAATGAGTGAATATGGCCTATAACAGTAGATTGACGGTTATCTCTTGCTCTATTAACAGCTCCCATTTGACCACTACTTCCTGTACCATGTTGGTATAGAACATTGTCAATTTCGTGAGAGTGTTTCCAAGTCCATCCATCAGGATAGCCTAACATTTCGTTATACGTCTTGAACATAGACTTTGGAAGCCCTGCAGTTTGTAACTTGCGATTAGGCAAAGCTGAGTGATTCCCGATACAACCATTAACTTCAGGAAAGGCTTTCCACCATTGCTCATGCTCTTTACGAGCTAAATCTAACTCACTACCTGCTGAATGACCATCAGGGTCTGATTCATGATAGCTAATAGCGTGAAAATCGGTATCATCACCAATATCTACAATTTCATTCACTTGGAATTTATTAAAAACCTCGTAAACGAACTTAAAATAATCGGGATGGGTAAAAGGGGCATGGCGGTCGCCAATAATTCCTACGACATTAGAGTTTCTAAAACTCTTAACTAAATCGTATTCACCAGAGTTTAGTCTTGGTCTGTACATATTGTTTAAGTTTTGATTTTAACACTAAGGTAATAACTATAATGCTAATAATCAAGAAAATAAAAAAATCTGCGTAATTAAAATTACCTTTTGCGACAACCGATTTGCCTTTTTGTTTAAAAAACACGTTTCTATATTCTATTTTTTTCTCGTAAATCTTGATTGGAATAGCTTTCTCGGCTATTATTGAGGCTATTGAGTATATACCATTCTTGTAAACAATACGAACACTCCCCCCATTTTTTGTTGATAAATATAATGTTGTATCTCTTTCAGGTTTGCTAAAAGAAAACTTTACGGTATCAGATTTGATGGTAACAATGGTATCTACGATACGCTCGGTAACTACTTTCGTTCTATCGACAAATACGCTATCTGTCTTTATTACTGTTCTTGTTTTGAAGATACCGCAAGAAGAAAGCAATAATAGCAAGAACCATAAACTATTTCTTATCGCCATCTTTTGCTTGTAATAAACCGATTCCTATTCCAATAGTAACACTTGCGTCTGTCCATGTAGCTTTTGCTGTAACGCCTGTAAATATGCCACCAATGATTAATCCCCAGCCGATAGCACTTGTCTTCCAGCTCTTGCCTAATAATTTGTATAATAAACCTTCCATTATTTTCCTTGCCCTCTATATTTTTTAGTGTATAATTTAGATTGTTTCAATTTAGATATGCCTTTTTTAGAATGACGCCCCGGTCTTTTTCTCTTCGGCTTCTTTTTAAATAATTTGATGTCTGCAACTTTTGCTCTTGCCATTTTATTTACTTAATAAATCCTTAATAAAGTTTAATATTCCCAAACCAACAAGAGTAACTAAAGCATAAAAATAAGCCTTGTACTTCTTTACATCGTTCTCAAGGCCATCAACCTTACTTTTTGTTAGATTATAGTCTTCTACAAGCCCACGTTGGTCAGGAAATGAAGCATTACCAGCTAATAGCGTATGAACATCTTTTATCATCTCCTTTAATTCGGTGATGTTTCCTTTTATATCTTCCATCTCTTCGGCCATTGCTTCCAACCTATTTTTTTCGTGAGCTGTCATGGTTAATTTGTTACAATTTTTGTATTAGCTGTAAGTCCTGTTGAATCTGTAAATTCACTTGAATATAGCGTTGTGGTCATCGTAGATTTCTTAAAGTCAATTTTATAATCTAATAAAACAAATACCTTTTCTGTAAGGCCAGTCATTGTATAGGTAAATTTATCCCCTACATTAAATTGCTGAGTAGTCCTATAATCTCCGTCTATTGTTGAATTTATAAGCCCTGTATTTTTGTGTACTTGCTTTGAGTAGCCATTAAAGCCATATAGTGTACTACCAAGAATAGAGGGTAAATCTAATGTTAATCCTATTGCGTCATAAGATTCTGTCATTAATCTATTTGATATTGATGCTGTTAATGATAATGGGCTAAATAATGGTGGTGTATAAGTCCCATTAACTAATTGTGTTAAGAATTGATATCCATCAAATAAATACAAATCGGTATTTAGTGAAAGAGAATCCTTATTATTTTTTACACCCTCGTAATATGTTCTATGGGTAACTGGAGTTATTGCGTTAACATTAGAAGACCCCCTGTATGTTTGAATCATGGCATATCTAACCCATAAAACTAAGCTATCTTCAACAGTGCTACCACCGGGATAACCAGCAGACCAAGGAAGTAGAATCCTAAGACTTAATTTACCATCTGTATTCATCTTCAAATTCCTAATATCTATATTGTTAGAGTTTGTTAGGTATGTAAGAGTATTAGTAAATGATAATGCGCCAGTACCACCATAGTTATCATTCAAGTAAAATGTAAGTTCAGCTGATGGATTTGCAGGGTCTTTTGTTACTAATACAACAGCTATTTTTGTTTGTGGAGGATATGCCCCAGTAAATCTTGCATCGATTGCAGTTTGGAATGCAATATTTATAGTATCTCCATATTTAACATCAGCACCGACACTTTGAAAATACTTTCCGTTATCTTGAGAATAGCCAGCAGCGGTTATACCACTTGCCCAATGTCTGTCAAGAGGAGCGCTCGCTGTACTTGAATACCAAGCATTTGCAATAGCGACAGAAGATGATGTAAATCCAACGGAATCCCAATTAGATAATACTCTTTCTTCAACTCCAGCAATAGTTCTCCATTCACTTGCCTTTAAGTGACAGTTATTAATATTATTTGCTACTGATATTGAGTTGGTAATATCTAAAAATTTATAAGGAAGCGAGTATCTTGCAGATTGAGATTGACCGATATTGGCAAACTCAGAAGTATTAACCTCTGTATATGTATCAGTTTCTGTTACATCTGCAATATAACTTCCGTCGGATAATAAATATCTCTTAAATGTTCTCGTATCACTATTTACAAGATTGTCATATCCACAGATATACATAATATTATCCTTTTGATAACAAACAAGCGCAAATTGAGAGCATATACTTGTTAATATTTCAAAATAAGATAAATAATCTCCATAGGACTTCATAAGTCCATTTTTTAATATATATGTATTCTTTAGGTTGTGATATATCATTTCTGTTTCCAGTGTTGGATATACACTTATAATATACTCAGACCAAATGATTTCAGGGAAATTAATTCTAACCTCGGTTGCTGTCCCCGATAGTTTAAGACCATTGATAACCAAGTCAAAAAGATTTGTTCTATCCCCAGCTCCGAAACCAACTTGTAATGCTAAGTCATTAGACTCATAATATTCGGTAGATTTAAGTAAAATCATATCCGAGAATTGAAGTGAAATCTCTAATGGGACAATTTCATCTAAGGCAACATCTGAAGTTAATATGTAGTACCCTGACCAAATTACATCTCCAAGTTTAGATATTTCAAGTCTAAATGTATCTGAATCAGCAGTAAGAAATTCAAATAAGTCTATACCTCCTGAGTTCCAAAGCGATGAATAGTTTTCCCAATTGTTAAGAGCTTGTTCCCAAATAATTGGTAATTCACTTTCGCCCATTAGTATATTTAATGTACACTTAGAGGCTACAACAGGTTTATAAGAAACGTTACCAGTCCTATCTGTTTCTATTGTTAATGGAGTTGTATTACCGTTAATATCAGTAGTATCTCCAGTATAATCTTTTTTGTATATAGTAGCCACATAATCGCCCGGCGTACTTGAATATATATCAGAAAATGTAAGAATGTATTTTGCTCCGTAAGCCATTAGAAATATCCGTTTCTGTTTTTGTTTGCTCTCTCCATTAGGATAACTAAATCGTTACCGCTAATTCTTGTTTGTAATGTAGCAGGGCCTTGAGAGCTACCACCCATTGTATTTGCTAATATGCCTTGTAATTTATCTAATGGTGCTACCACCTCTGGATTTGTTTTTGCTCCCGGATATTCACCGATTAACGCTTGTGTAGGGCCACTTGCTATACCACCATTCGCCATTTTAAGTCCTGATATAGTTCCAAATATATCTTTGAAGCCACCCTTTCCACCAGCTCCACCCATAGCACCACCTGTAATACCTTTTAATATTGTAGATAGTAAGAAGGCAGCCATGGCAGCAGCAATTAATCTTTTAACCATATCCCCAATAACTTTAGTCAATGAAGAGAAGCTAAAAGTACCACTTGTAAGCATTTGTTCAAAAGCTCCCGATAGTGGCCCTGCCAACATTTGTGCTGACTGAAGAGCCATATTATTAAACCCTTCTGTTGTAGTAGATAGATTAGCTATACCCATTTGCAATAATTGGATTTTTCTATCCATTGGGTCAACACCATTAGCTAATAGCTCATTTATTGTAGCCTGAAATGCTTGTATATATTTAGGTGCTTTATCAAAAAATGTATCTTTTTGAACACTATCTATTTGTTGGAATTTTACAGCTAATTTATCATAAGATTTATCTACCTCTCCAACGCTCTTAACAATACTTTCAAAGAATCCTGTTAATGGGGCATTTTTATAGTATTCTGCTAAATTCTTTTGTTGGTTTGCAATACTATTAAACTTAGCCGTTAACTCACCAAGAGATTTTACTTGCTCACCATTAGCGCTTTTTGTAATCTCTATAATTTCACCCTGAGCAGAACGATATACTGATACTTTCTTCTTTGCGTTTTCCTCAGTTGAAAGCGTTGTATCTGCATCAATTTGAAGTAATTTTATTCTTAACTCCTCATATACATCTGCAATTGTTTTTATACTTTTTGCAGCCTTTCCATCACTCATTGAAGCAACATAACCCTTAACATTCTTATCTATCTCTCCTGTTAAAGCTGTATTCCTCTCATTTAATATTGTTGTATCAGTAGTTGCATTATTAATAACTTTTTCAAGTGCTGCAATCTCCTTCTTTAACGCGGCTTGATTTGCTAAACTTCTATTAGCAGCAGCAAATGGGTCAACACCCTCTTTACCAGCAGTAGTAGTCATTGCCTTTGCAGCAGCCTCAAACTCTTTATTGTATTTTGTTTCTTCTTGTAGTAACGCTAATTTCTTTTTCTGTAACGCAATCTGAGTCTGGGTAATCTTTGTGTTATTATCTAATATTCTTGATGCGTTTTCTACAATTTTATCTTTTGCAGCCTCTGCCATTGCAGCAGAAATAATACTCTCTCTGAGTTCATTATAAGCAGAAGCAGCTTTTCCAGCAGCAATAGCCTCTGCACTTAAATTTCCAAATGTTGTTGGATATTGTTCTTGTAATTGTTTAGCGGCAGCTAATCTTGTTTCGTATGAATTTGCTAAATTTGTAGTAGCTCTATAAAGTACATCTAAGCTTGTAACTTCATCTAATGCTGCCTGTTTACCCTTTAGTTGAGATTCTACAGTATCATCAAGACTTGTTCTCCATTCATCAATAGATTGTTTATTTTTATCTACTGCATTTGAACTATATGCCCAAACTGTAAGTGCGGCCGTTAATATTGAGCCAACCAATGACAAGGCAGTTCCAACACCAGCAGATACGCCACTAAGTAGAACTAATTGGTCAATTAAGATAGGAATGTTGTTTGATATAGCAAGTAATCCCAATCCAAATGATTGAGAGAAGAAACCTGCATCACGAATAACTTGACCAAAGGCAAAGGCAGCTAATCTTGCTCGACCAGCTTTATCATTACTTTCTTGGAATGTTTTATTTAAATTCCCGATACTTACAGATGCAGTTTTAGCATCATTTGCCATTTCTTTTGTGGCAGTACCGAGTTTAACACTCATGTTAGAAGCAGCGTAATCAGCAGCCTTTCCAATATCTCTTGTAACGCCATCGAGTTTAGTCATTGCGTCAGCTACTTGCTGTAACGACTTATATAACTCACTTACATCTGCACTTACTTTTACCTGAAAATTACTGTCCATTGCTATCTAACTTTTTAACAACCTCGTCAAATTGTTCTTTTGTAATTGGGTCTAACTTCGGTTTTTTTACTTTACCTAAGTTGTCTGTCCAAAGAGGAAGAATTTTGTCTGGGGTCTTTTGGTCGTGTTTCTTGGTAACATTCGTATTATACATCATAGCGATAATAGTACGAGTATGCTCCCATTGTTTTGTTTCCCTCTTTATATGCCCATAAACCAACCTATTATAGTCAGCCCATGTCATATCATAGAATTGGTCGGGGAGAAGTCCTATATCTCCTATGGCAAAGTCTAAAACCTCCCCCCAGCCTATTTTTTTGGCTTTTCAGAATTTGGCTTTGAAGATTTGGTGATAGCTTCTTGAGTATCTTGCATACCCTGTGAGATTTTTATGGATGCTTCAAATATTTGAATAACTTCCGTAATTTGGCTCATAGGCATATCATCTACCCACGCTAAAACATCTTCCTGAGTGAAATCCTCAATCTCTTTTTTAATGAAGCAGTTGTTTTTAAGTCCGCAATAAACCAAATCAGCACATAGCTTAATAGGGTTAGCTTCGTTAAACTCTACAACATCAGTACCGTTGAGTTTTGAGTATTCAATTAATGCGTAGTTGCCAAATTTGATACCACGCTTTTTTCCACCTAATTCTAATTGAGTATAACCTGTCATAATTTTTCTTCGTTAAATAAATGTGGTTATCGCCCGAAGAAGATTAATTAGGATACTGTTCCTTGAGTTAAAGCTCCTGTACCTTGGAAAGATACGCTGAAACCTGAAGGTGATTCCATGTCAGCAGTTTGGCTGATAGAAGATACGAATGCGTTTCCGCTAAGTTTCATGTCGCCTGAAGTTGAAGTAGAAAATTCTACGGTTACAGCAGTACGAGCAATTAACATTGCTACTAATTCGTCAGTTTCTACACTTGCAGAAGTTGCATAGTCAATAAGTCCATCAGAAGCTAAAGTCCAAGAGCGAACACCAGCAAAGAACTCAGACCATCCAGCCGAATCTTTTGTAGTTGCATCTGGTAAATCTACCGATAATTCTAAACTTGCGGTAGTGGCTTTTAGTAAAGCAACACCACCTACTTTAATTGTTAAATTTGTTCCGTTAATTAATCCCATTGTTTTGTTATTTTAAATTGTTAATATTTATTATGCAATACTTGTTGCGAATATTTCAGTTCCCTGTAAAGTTCCAGAGTAGCTAACTACGTCTTCCATTGGACTTTCAACACTCACACTTGATAAATAGCAATATCCGTTAAATACCAAAGACCCTGCAAGGTTATCTGTAAACTTTACCAAGAATTTTGTTCTGTTTTCAATAGCAGTATTTAGATATTCAATATTGATAATATCTTCAAAATCTACTAAGCCTTCAAAATCTATTGTAAAGCTACGTTGTCCAATAATGAATTCAGACCATCCTGCTGAATCTCTTGTTGTCGCATCTATTGGAGAAGCCTCCAAGTTTAATGTAAAGCTACGAGAATGACCAAAGGCTCTATCTGTTCCTGCGTCATTAATGTATAGCACTAAGTTAGTTCCGTTTACTAATCCCATGATTATAATTGTTCTACTATGTTTCTAATTCTAATTATTTTTCTTACTTCATAAAACCCATCGTATTGAGTTTCTAAATATGTTACATTTTCTAATACTGCTGTTACAATTTCAAAGTCCGCTCCACCATCTAATCTCGCAGACCTATTTAATACAAGTTGTAATACAGCATTTGATAAAACATCGGCATCTTTTTTATAAAAGCTATTGCCATCAGTACCTGTAAATATCTGTATAGTTACAACTGCA